CCGAGCCAGAAGAAAACCTTCTCGTAGTTTCGGAATAAATGTAATAGAAACGGGGGCCGCTTTGGCACTCCTGGAGCAAACAAATGCAGGTTCAGCAGCGAAGTCTTTTATTGCTGGAGATATTAATACAGGTTTATCGACTTTATCTAAGTCAGCTAAGTCAAATAAGCAAGCAATCACTAAAACTTTAGTGGGTGCGTTCTTGGCTAAGGCTGCCGTACGTTCCTTTTCCCGTGGTTCGCCTGTTTTGGCGTCCTTGGGGCCCATAAAAATTCGCGCTATGACACCAGTTAAAGACGCGTTTGGAGGATAAAATACACATGAGCATTGTCGTCACGAGAACTTCGGCCGCACTTTCTGCGACCACCAGTTTCCAAAGCATGACCAGTCAGTTCGCGAGTTCTGGCCTAAGTTTAGTAGTACCTACTGGAGTATCGCAAATAAGTTCCATATCTATGGGTGTTAGTGGTGTCGCAACTGGTGCAGATTTCTGTACAGGATATAAACTCACAGGCACGGCGCTTCAAGAGGGAGACGCTACGTTCATGGGACCTGCAATCAGCCAAGCCGCATCGAGTGGTGTAGGTGTTGCAAACTGTGTAATGCAGGAAAAGACAGCCCTGGGTGTAACTTCTGGAAATACTTTAGATATTCAGATCGCGGTTACAACCGCAGCCACGATTGACGCAACCTGCACAATCCAGTTTGAATAAATTTAACAATGCCTGAAGGCGTTGGTTATGGCCCGCAAAATACGGCCTCAACTGGTTTAACTCTTAATGTAATTGGTAATTTTGCTTATGCTTATTCGGGTCTTGTTGTTACTACAGACGCAGAAGCCACTCTTCTGGAGTTCCGAACGGGGAATTATACAATCGTGGGAACTGTTCAGTTTCTTTACGCGGCGGCCGCAGATACAACCCCTAACGTTGATGTTTTCTATAAATTAGACATGAATGGCAGTACATTTATTTCATATCTGGATTATGTCGGATCTAGTACCCGAAGTTATGCAGGTAAAATAGATATTATCATACCCGCATATACTGAAATAAAAGCAACGGCGAACATGACGGGCACGGCAACGCAGAATCAAGCCGTTTTAATTGTTGGTAAAATAATCAAATGACACTTTCGACGGGGCCGAGCCTTAACTTCTTTGGGGATCATATGTTTGCCTGGAGTGGTTCAGAATCATTAACCGCAGGTGGCACGACCTTGCTGGATTTTATCTCTCCTAATAGGTTCTATACTGTAGTCACAAACGTATCGTTCGATTATAGTGGCTGTTCTGCGGGAGATGTGTTGTCCTGGACCGTACAGGGTAACCAAGAAGCCCTCCACGTTAGCAAATTTATTATCATAGATGCTGGACTCGGGCCCCAATTCCCCAATCTATACTATACAATTCCACCCAATACAGGGATGAAAGTCCTCGCTGTAGGTCCTACAGGGTCCATGACGGTTGTTCTTGAAGGCAAAGAGGTGCAGTAATGCCAAAACGACGGGGTTACAGACGTTCAGATTCAAATGATCTGTACGAAGCCCTTAGAATTATTGAAGATGAAATAGTTAGATTAGAGCGAGGAGAACGACCACAATATCCTAAAGAGATTTTGACCCGTTCAAAACCTAAGCGTAAACTAAGCGCCTGGAATAAGTACGTTAAAGCTAACAGCAAGAAACCCCGTTTCCGATTAAGATCGGGTTCACCTAATCTTAAGAAGCTTGCAGTAGCGTTCAGGAAAACCCCTGCAGGTAAAAAGAAGAGGCGCTAATGGCCTATGAAGCGGTACCCATAGACGTAGAGCTCCAGAAAGTAACAGCTCTTGAACGTGACGCTTTATCTAGATATAAGATACACGAAAATATAAATACATTTTTAGCCAATGAAAACGTACCCGTTGTTATTGGTGGATTTATTGCAGGTTTTCTGGGTGTCAGATTGGCAGAGGATATTATCACAGACCTTGAATCGAGAGTCGGCAAAGTAAGCAAAGATATTAAAGAGGGCATAAAAGAAGCCGTAACCATAAAACTCCCTACTTTTGGAGCACCTGTGCCAGTTGCGCCAACAATTAGCGACCTTGTTACATATATCAGAAAGGAGATCGGTTAATGAATTTAGGCGCTATAATTGCATTGTTTAAATTGGCACAGGATGCCGAGATTACTAAACCTGCTTTCAAAAGTATTGTAGTACGTCCGACCTACGGTAAGGAAACCGCTTTAACAAGAGCAAAAGAAGGTCTTGGCCTGTAGTGGTTATTTCAGCATTAGAATTATTGGGGTACTTTATCGCCTGGTCATTATTCTATTTTGGAATAAGTCATTACATCGCCAAATTATCAAAGGATAAGTGGGTTGAGTGGGCGAAATCATCCGAGAGTGACGAAGACCTGTTAATTATCCTTGAACCGATCGTAGATGAAATAGAAGAACGGACTCATGGAATGCTCGAGACTTTTCAATCTTCTTTTTTTGGTTCCCTGGGTGCAGCATCTAAAAAAATGGATGAGTCTACAGGTCAAAGTACAATCAATGCAATAACAAAAGACAACCCTATCATGGGGTTGGTTGCAGAGATGTTAATGAAAAGAAGCGGCTTTGAAGGGCTACTAAAGGGGCAAAACAACCCCGAAGTAGGGGTAAAACAGCCCCAAAACAGGGTTAAGCTAGGCCTAAAGTAACGGATAATACCTAATATAATATAATAATAGTTTAGTATATACCAATAATAATAGGTACGTCGGCCTCTAGTTTTAATTAAATATATACTTTTTGTGTTTGGGTGTCACGCACTTCTTTTATTTTCTGTATATACAGTATATACTATATAGGGGTTCTTTCATATAAGTACGGAGAGATAAAATGAATTGTAAAACATGTAACAAGATTTTAGCAAGAGATTATACAACTGAAAGCTGTCCTTGGTGTGTGATGAATAATGCATAGCAATAGAAGCCCTGGACGCTGTATTAGATGTGAAGCAATGACCCGTTCATATATTGGGGTTAGATCTCCTAAGGGATCAGTACTTTGTAAACATTGCTCGAAGGCGGTGTAAAATGATTTGTAATTGGTGTACGAAAAGTTTTAAACTTACAAATCACTACAGAATTTGTCCTTATTGCATGGAGCATAATTAATGGGCGGTATTAGTTCAGGTAGGCATCCGCATTATGGCGGACCATTGAAGCAAGTTGCTCTTAAGTTTCCTACTAACAGCGCCTGGTATCTTCTAGCTAAGCGGATATGTCGCTACAGAGAGATCTCTTTTAACGAATTTGTAAGATTGTTAGTCAAGAAGGACGTTCAGAACTTCAAATATACCAAGATGTGGCCCTGTGAATGTACTGATTTGAAGGGGAAAATAAAATATAATTTCAAAAGGCAACACTATTGTAATGACTGCGGCAAGTACATAAGCAAACATCACGAACATTTATATAACAAGACCCCATAAACAGGGCATGGTACGAAGACGTGGCCGAGCCAGAAGAAAACCTTCTCGTAGTTTCGGAATAAATGTAATAGAAACGGGGGCCGCTTTGGCACTCCTGGAGCAAACAAATGCAGGTTCAGCAGCGAAGTCTTTTATTGCTGGAGATATTAATACAGGTTTATCGACTTT